GGGTACAGGACGTGTACGTGGTCGTACCCGGTGGCGCGAGAGATGGAGGCGGCGTCAGAGAAGGGGATGACGCCAGAGACAAGGACGGGGTGCGCTTTTGACCCAAACGCAGTGACGCGAGGGTCGGGTCCAGGAGCATAGCCCTCCAAGCGCAGGAGGTGCTCCAGGTCGCCGGTAGTCAAGCGGTCCTCTACTAGGCGAAGTAGAGGGTAGCGATTGAGCACGCCGTGCACGTGCAGTTGACTAACCTGACCGGTGGCGAAACCGGGGTTGCGGGGCTTGTAGTCACCGATCCGCTTGAGTCGCGGCGAAGATGGGACGCTTGAGCTCACGACCTGGCCCTTATTATAGCTAGAGGCGATCATGAGGGGCGTCGGGTCCACCTTCGCGAGCGAAAGGGCGACTAATTCAACCTCACCGACGTGCGTGGTTAAATAATCACGGGTGGCACGGGAGGGGAGTGTGGGGGGAGGGGGGTCTGGACGTTCCGCGCTCTCGTCGACCAAGCGGAAGCGCGGGAAGGGGACGGGGGTGTCGTACACCGGGGAGTTGTCAAGGGCGGCCGTATTTCCGGCGAGCATTTCGATAGCGGAGCGGACGCCAATACCCCGGGGCAGGCGGAGGGCGGGGGCGAGGAGGCGGGGGAAGAGCTTCTGACCCGAGCGGTTTATTATGGACCGGGTCACACCCATGAAGTGGGTGAGCAGCTCTTGGGGTGGGAGGGGGGCGGAGGAGGTCCAGTTGCCACTCGCGATGGTAGCAATAGACCGGGCTACGTACCCATAGGCACCTGACGGGCCAAAGGCGCAACGAAGGAACTCGGCGCGGGTGTGCCCGATCGACTGCTTTGTCGGATTGAGCCGACATCCGATCTCGGCAGCACCGTCGAGGATCTTCTCGACCTCATGAGTGGTGGGGACGCGAGCGTAAACGTCATCCCCAGTGTGGAGGGAGAAGATGCGGTCGTACAAGTCGGCGCCTGCGGCAGCTCTGATGTAGGCTGCGTTTAGGACCGAGTTGAAGAACGTCGTGCCACGGTGCCCGGACATGAGGGTGCCGGCGACGTGGTGGCGCTGGCCCGCGCGTACAATATACTCGGAGTCGAGGGATCGGATGAGGGTCTCACGGAGGAAGGGAGGGCAGTCACACCGGTTGAGGAGCTCGTTGGTAACCATCTGCATAACTTCGGTAGAGTGATGAGAGTTGAAGTCGTCGAAGTCTAGCATCAGGTTGACGCCGGGTCGGGCCGTGGCGGTGCCGATGCGGGAAGCGAGGGAGACGGTGCCACCAGCACCGGGGTCAAGGAGGACACGTCGGTTCTTCCACGCGGACTGGACCGCGTTGAGGGGCCAGGACCAGGCGAAGTACGATAGCGTGTCGCACGCGAAGATGGCGCGCGTCTTGCCGTGCTCGAGCTTCTCGGAGGCAGAGACCGTAGTGACGCCGTCCCAGCCTGTGATTGGCTCAGTCTCTACGTATTCAGCGGCCATACGGCGGTAAGTGCGAGAGAAGCCGGGGAAGGAGTCGGGCGGGATGCCGAGGGCCCTGGAGGACTCAGAAGTGTGTGCGCCATTGACACACCACAGCCACCGGGACGACCAAAAGGAGTCGAGATCCGGGAGAGTGAAGCCCTTAGGAATCTCCAGGTCGAGGACCGCGGCGACGTGAGGACGGAGCTCGTCGGCTGTGAGGGAGACGAGGTAGGGGCGGACTAGGGCGGAGTCGCAACGACGGGAGATCTCGTTATCCCAGTCGATCCCGCCGACGAGACGACCCTGGAGGGTCTGGGACTCAGTCAGGACCGCACCAACAGGGGTCGAGTTAAGACCGAGCGCCTTCAAGGCATTGGAGAGGCCTTTGGCGCGCTTCGGGTGGCGCAGTAAGGAGGCAGAGAGGTTGCCGGAGCTGGACTGGAAGTGGGGGAGAAGGGCGAAGGTGTATAATAGGTGGGAGACGGCCACATCGCGGGGTGTCCCGACCGGGAGGAGGGAGAGCAGACGGCCGACCTCGGCAGGGGGGGCGAGGGTGGTGTAGGCACGGACGAGGGCGGCGAGTCGGACTGAGGGCTTAGACTGGGCGGCCGGATGGGGTTTATGAGGGAAGAGGGAGTCACGGAACTCAGCGTTGTTGATGATGGTCGTGACGAGAGCTGGGTAACTCTTGGGGGCGCAGACGG